GCGTCGCCGTCGCGGTTTGTTCCGATACGCGATCCCGTTATAATTCCGATCATACCGCGGCCCCCTGGGTTGCGCCCGCACCGGCCCCGGCCTGTTGTTCGGCGAGCCACGGCTCCGCGCCTATCTCTCCATTGGTGTACAGTGATGGGGGTTTCAGTCCAAGGGATGCGCGCGATCCTGAACTGTCGAATGTGAATTCTACGCTCGTAATGAGCATGGTGTATCCGGATTGCAGTCCTATCGTCGGGCTCACTACGGTAATTTTTGTATTCGGCCGCCACAACTTTCCATCGGGCCCATACCATGACGACACCGGAAATTGAATAGTCATCGCTTCGGCCGCCGATTTATTGCGTCGCCATTCGGCCGAGTTCAGCGCCTCGCCGGGGATGTTCGCGTCGGCCCGGAAGGTGAGGTATCGCTGTGATTTCAGGACCGTATCTTCGGTGACGCCTGTTTTCGCGGTCTTGCCCTTCCTGCTCGACGTGGCGATGGCGCGATAATACCGGTAGCGGTTACGGCCGTTATAATCGGCGGTGTAATTCTCGGCGTTCGCGTCGCCCTCCTCGATTGTCCCGATCGGTTTATCGTCGGTGTTCGCGCGGGTGAGGAGGAGATTCCCGTCCCAGGTGCAGGAGAGGAGTATCCCCCGTTGTGCGGCTATTTTTTTCAGGTGCTCGAATATCGTGTCCGTCTGTTCGGCACTCACGCGCGCGAATTTCATCTCCTCGAATACGGTTTTTTTGCCGGTTATTTTATAATACCCTTTCGTCTCGACGGTTTTTTCGGCAAGGGGGAGCGTCTCGATAAATCCGTTTGCGGTCATAATTCCTACGCGCGTGAGCGGTGTCGATTTGGCCGGAACCCATTTCCCCGTAGTGACTGTGCGCGGCTTTAACAGGTTCGCGCCGTCGCCGATTACGACCTCGATCCCGTGGGGTTCACATTGTTGTTTGCACCGGTCGGTCAGGCTGATGTTCGACGCCTCGTATGGCGGGAGGACCGTCGAGTCGATTATATCAGCGGTTTTCGAAAACGCCGAAAGCTCTTTAATCGATCCGCTGCCGTCGCGCTTGTGCTGGACGTTATACAATATCTGTTTCGATTCGAGCACGCCGCCCATGTAGATTTCACATGGGCTATATGAGTACGGGGCAGTCAGCTTATCGAGGTCGGCATCCTCGCCGGGATTCCATGGCATGACTGCGGTGAATGCGTCGGCGCAGGTGTCCATCGATCGCAAGAGTTTCCCGCTCTCAATCGTGATTTCACGACCACCGATTCGGAGCGTCATCGTGTCACGCATAAATCACCACCTCGCGGCCGGCGGGGATGAGTAATATATCGTTACCGCTGAGATTGTTTGACCGGATGAACAGGTCATAATTCGCGTCACCATCGCCAAGGCTTCCGTATTCGGTCACGGTTATTTCGATAGGCGAACGAGCGCGCTTCAGCGTGAACCGTTTTTCGGCGCGGAGGTTGTAAAATTGCGAGAGCAGATATTGAAACACGATCGTATACAGATTGACGAGCGTCGTGTAGGTAGCGAGCTGGCTGTAGTATTGCATGTCGATATCAAGCGCGTTGAATTGCGCCTGTATTGCCTCGATACGCTCGATAACTGAATTGAAAAACTCCGTCACGTTGTCCATCGCGGCCACCACATCGGCGCGGCTCCCGTATTCGGATGATACCACGATCTGAGCCGTGGCCATAAGGGCGAGCGTGATGCCGAATTCCTGGGCTATGACTTTGTTGTAATCGTCGCGCGTGGTGGTCGCCGGAGTGAGTGCGAATATGGCGTCGACAAGATTTTCGTACGCGGATTGTCGGTCGCTGAAATCGGTTGACGCCTGGAGCGGTGCGAGTGCCATGTTGACGAGACCGGCGGCTACGTCCACGCTGTCGGGATTGTCTACGCCGAAATCTGAAATCGCCGAATTGAATGTCGCGCGGGCGCTGTCGTATGCGTCGCGGGCGATAGCCGAGGTCGAGGACAGTCCACCGGTGAGGCTGTCGAGCGAGCCCGCGATTTTGTTAAACGTGTTGATTGCGGCTTGTATCGCGGAATAGATGTCAGATCGTAATTGAGTCAGTACCGTCGATGCGTCCTCGGCGAGCGCGAGAATAGTGGATAACGTGTCTGCTATGAGTTCAGCGGGACTCACGAGCCGCTCGATGTTTGCGGGTTCGATCCATTGCGTTTCGACCTCTGTATAATTTCCATTCTCGGTCGGGTCCATGACCTCGCGGCACGATACGAGTTGGAGAATCAGCGGTCCGCGTACCGGGTGGATGACCTCCCATTGCCCGGGTTCGGAATATAACGCCTTGACAAATGCGTCGGCGTCGCGGTGGTGGAATATGCCGTCGAAATAAACCGTGAGCGGGTACAACATCGATTTGACGCCGAGGTCCTGTACGATCGTACCCTGAAATTTCGGCGGGTCGAATTGCCCGAGTTTGCGCTCGAATGATCGCTCGTTATTGCGCCAGAGGGCATAAAACGTCGAGAGCGACGGGCTCGTAAATTTTACCTCGGTTCTGAGTTCGTTTTCCCAGCTCATTGCGCGCCCACCAGGTTCATATTTATCGGAGGGGCTCCTCTGGTTTTGCTCGATACGGTAGATCCGNNCGCCCGCGATATTGAGATTGCCCTGAAAATAAATCGACTGACGGTTAGATTCGCGCGCCTGATTTGGAGCCTCGAAATTATGACCGGCAGCACGGGCCTGTTTCACCTTCTCATTGGTCGCGAGTATGACCTGTCCCATGCCTGAGCCCATGAGGAGCCCCTTGACGACCGGGTGGTCTAAGATTTTCGTGAATTTCGCGAACACCGCGACGAGCTCGTCGCCGTATTTTATGAGGACGACGATCGCGCCGATAAGGGCGGCGATTGCAAGGGCGATGAGTCCTATCGGGTTCGCGTTTAGCGCCACATTCCAGAGCCATTGGGCGGTCGTGGCGATGCGTGTTGATTTTGTCGCAACGTCGAGTAACGGACCCATGTTTCGCATAGCATTCAACCATTTTATTAAATTGGCTACAGCCATTACTCCATTCCATGCGACCATGGCAACGTGATGAGCGATAAGCGCTCCACGCCATAACACGAGTCCCACCTTCGCGGCGATATAACCACCGGCGAGAATGGCGATTGCTGGAACAGCTATTTTTACTATCGATGTTACCATGTTCTGATTCTGTTCAATCCAGTTCGCGAGCGCCGCAATAAACGGAGTGAGCATCATCATTGCATCATTCAGTACCGGTAACAGTACATTTCCAACGCTCGCCTTCATCGTAAACATAAGATTTTTAAATCTCTGTTCTGACGCCGCGAATTTTTTTGACGCATCGACGGCGGCGGGTCCGAATTCTTTACGCATCTGTGCCGCAAAACGAGGTATAAATTTTTCGGCAGGTATTCCTTTTGCAACCAGCTTTTCGAGTTCTGCGGTTGTAACTCCCATTGATCTCGCCGCTATCTGCATTGCGCCCGGTATACGTTCACCCAACTGCCCCCGCAATTCCTCCATCGAGACCTTGCCCTTGCTGATAATCTGACTTATTGCGAGTAACGCACCCTGGGATTGTTCCGACGTTAATTGCAGAGCGGTCGCGGCCTCTGATACTCCGAGAAAAGTATTTTGAACGTCGCGATTTGAAATTGCAGTCCCTTTCGCGGCAGCGGCTATACCCTTGTATGCGTCTGCCGCCATGACAAGATCGAGCCCAAGACGTTTTGATTCGGCGCGGACAAATTTCATTTGATTTGCGGCGTCGCCCTGGAATACCGATGCGAACGATGTTTTCAGCGCGTCGGATTGTTTAGCCGCCTCCTTGACGGCATTACCCATCATAATAAATCCAGTTATTCCAGCCGCGGGCATGAGGTCGCGAAGCATAGACCCTTTGCCGAGTCCCACCATGCGCTCGAGACCGCCGGTCATTTTGCGGATATGGCCCTCGATCTTTCCGAAAACGGGACTCATTTTGTCCGTCGCCTTGAACGCGGTCACGACTGCGAAATCAGGCATTCATTACCTCATTTCGTGCATCCGCATTTTTTATGTTTTCGTATATCATACTTTTTTCCGCACTTCGGGCACGTTGCTGTGGCCTCGGCGTCCGCCATTCGCTCATGCCAAAAATTCCATTCGCGCATCTCGGAAAACGAGAGGGCTTTTATTTCGCTGATGGGCTGTCCGCGACTGAAGAGATTTCCCATCCATTGCCATAACCTGCCCTCTACACTGCTAAAAAAATTAGACCGAGCACCTCGGCGAGTGATAAATCAACCGATTTGAGATTTTTAATTGCACCCATTCCGAGGCCCGACAACGCACCCATGAGCGCCTGCGCTTTTTTGTTGTATGCCTGCGCGGGAAATCCATCCATTTCGCATTTTGCGGCCCCATCGATTTCGCGGTAAATTATAGGGTCGCCGCCGGATCGTAATGTCTGCATTATCTGAATCCCTTTTCCGCTAACGTCTATTTCAAGACGTCCAAGCCTCACCGCTTTTACGAGGCGATCGTATCCGGCTTTTATGTGTTTTCTCAACTCCTCGTCCTCGATTTCGTCAATGTTGATTTCGTAGTACTCAAACATTTTTTCGAGGTTTTCTTTCGCCGTTTCGATGCTAAATTTAAACTTTTCATCTCCCATATCATCCTCCCGTCTGGTATATGTTGCGAACCGGGGGCCGGAGCCGTCCGGTTTGTGCGTACGTTATTTTTATTTTTTTCGCGTGCTCGAGTGCGAGCGCGTAACGGTATTGCATGAGCTTGTATTCTCCCTGTCCGATCGTCGCCTCTTTGCAGCCTCCGCGTACCGGGACGAGGCCGAGGCAGGGGACGCGCTCCAATGGACCGAATGCGGCGCTGTAATCCGGTGGACGATGGCCGTTGTCGAGCCGCGCGCCATGCCCTTTGCTCTCCTGCGCCTGGGCGATGGTAATGCCGTCGATCCAGTTTATCGGCATAACGCGCGTGAGTTTCCCGCTGTAGTCGTGGTCCCCGCCGAGGTTCGGCCACCAGCGGGCTTTCCGCTTGTGGTCGGTGTGCAGAAAAAAACACTCTGTCTGAAAGGTGCGCTGATGCCCCCATCGCTCGGGGAAAATACGGGTGCGTCCGCGCATAATGCGGATAACACGGCCGACGTTCACGTGGTCGCGCTTGCTCGATTGTACCAGGCGCTCGATTATGTCCGGTGCGGTGTATTCGTCGTCATCGTCGAGAAAACAGTACCACCCCGGAGCGTCTGGTATGGCGTCGAGCAATCGGTTGTTGTAGAGATTGTAAAATCCATTTCCGTATTGATTGCTATACGCCGAGCCCTTGATTATGATGTCTCCCGTCACATACCCATCGCGCGGGTCGTCAGTGTGTACGATGGTCTGTATATTTCCGTAGGTCTGGTTTTTAACAGACTCCATCGCGCGCGCGAAAAATCGCGGTCGCCCACTGGTGCGGATGAGTATGTAAACAGGATCGATCATAGTAGTTCATTTCCAATCGTCACGCGATAAACGGCGTCCACGCGTCCTTGACCTTCGACGGGATAATTACGATCGCCGAGCGGTTTTCTTCGGTCTCCCAGTTCTCGTAATTTATTTTCCCCGACGTGCGATACGTGCTGCCATCGGCAAGTTCGACCGCAATAGTCGCGTCAGCCAGGCTTTCGGCTACGGCCCGGAGCGCCTCGGCCTCGGACGGATCGGTCATGAGCACAACGCTTTCCATGGTCGGCACCCGGCGCGTCATTTTATACATAGTCCGGCCTGATGTCGCCACGCCCTCGGTCGTAAAACTTGACCGGTTGAACGTGATGTTGATGTCGGCCGGCACATCATACGTCGCGCCGTTTATAACCACTTTTCGGACGGTTCCGGAATTCGGCATTGTCAGTTACCTCCCTGCGTGAGAATCGCGATTGAAGTGTCAAACGTGATAAGGCTGTTGTAGATTCCGCCCTCGCCCGAGAGGATCACTGGTAGTATGATGTCAAAACCAGTAAGTCCGGCGCGGAGCGATACGCAATCTCCCTGTTGCAATCTCTTTTTTGTGTAACTCGCGGTATATATCCATCCGTTAGCCGCAAATTCATCGGCGAGCACAAGCAAATCGTCAATTACATCACCAATATCTCGGGCTTTCTGTCGGCTGTTAATGTTCGATACCGCACCGGTGTCCTCGACAATCGTGATCCCCTTCCATTTCGAGCCCTCGAAATTCAAGCGGTAATTATGGAGCAGGTTCTGGATGATCGAGATATTCCGCATCGCGCGATACCCGTTCGAGTCCACGGCCACGTCAGCGGGACGGTAGAACGTAATCACATTCTGCAGGGTGGGCACTCCGCTTTTTACAAAGGTGGTACCCACTCCACCGCGCACGGCCTGATCGCGGGCATCGTAATCGTTTGTCCATCGGTCCGCTTTCGCGCCGGACCAGATGCCGTCGAGCGTTTTGTCGATGTACCCTTCCTCGGCGAGGATAGTATTCGTCACCGCCATAATGCCGAGTGTTTGCGCGGCGATCTCTGACGGATGATTCGGGCTACCGGGTGCGCAGATTATACCGTTAGTTCGGTCGAGTCTACGGTTAGCCGCAAATGCGAGCGCGGCTGTGAGCCCGGCGGTGAGGGGTGTAGTGTCCCCGACCAGGGAACGGAACGGGCGGGCGACCTCTTTTTTGTAGTTGCCGACGAGCGTGTTTCCGATGCCGTTATATGTGGACAACGCGTCGAGCGTGCCCGTGTCGGCCCCGTAGCCGTGGATGACGTTGGTGAAATCGTACTCGTTCTGTCCGTCGCCGGTGCCGAGCGCGTCGAGCGCCTCCTGTATGTCGGGTATACCGACGCCGCCCGCCATGTCGGTTACGGTACGGGCTATCCCCGATGGGAGAGTCTCGCCGTAGCCGAGGTTGAATTCAAGGCTGATAAAATTTCCGTATGTGCCGCCGCTCTTCGATGTCAGCGTTACTACACCGGCCGCGTTGACTGCGGTCACGGGCAGGTCGTCGTCGGCGTTGATCGCGGCCTCGACGGCCTCGCCGATCTGGTCGGCGGTCATCGACGCGGTGATATTAACGCGCACCTGTTCGCCCGCGATGTATAGGTAGATTGTACCTGCGAGGACCGCTGCAGATGCGGTAAAATCGAGTTCGCCCACGGCCTGGTCGGGGTCGGATCCTCCCTCCAGTTGCGGGATGATCCAGGTCTCGACGGAGCCGGGCTTGAACGCATATTTCGCGAGGCGGTGGAGCATGAAACCGTACCCGGTACGGCCGGCCACGTCCTCGGGGCTGAATACCCGGATAGGCACATTCGGGACGATTTCCGTGTGTACGGCCTCGTCATACGTACCGATGATTACATTTTTTTGCGGTTTGACCTGCGCAGTGACCGCGAATTTCTGATTCTCGACGCCGACGCCGTTTATCGCGGCGAGGCTGTTGGGAGTAATGGTCATGTTATTCAACCTCCAGATTATCGTTTACGGTTTCTACGCCCGCCCCGGTACATTCGTCGACGGGAATTTGCGAGTCTATAATCACGTTTGCGGGTTCGTTTCCGATGTCTCCGGGCACGTCCTCGCTCACGCGACACGCATATTTCATGCTCGCGGTTTTGACAACGAGTCCGCCGTGCTCGATGGTCGTGTCTTTCTGGATGCGGTCGATCCAGCGGCTTGCAATGATGCCTTTGTCGAGGCCGAGGCCGTCGTTACGGGCATCCATTACGATCTGATATATGATATCGATAAGCTCGTCGAGTTCGTTGTCCGCGTTCTCGGCGGCGAATTTTACACCGGCAAGGGCGGCGGCTCGCTGTACGGCGGTCGCAGTCTCGGATTGGAGTATTGCAATGTCGGCGTCGGCATGGGCCGATACAGTGAGATCGATCTCGAGCGTGATATCATGCGCCTTCTCGCCATGATACCGGCCCGAGTTTTTCGGGAAACTCCCCTCGCTGTAGTAGACCTGGACGAGCTTATGGTCGGCGTGTGCTGACTTGCTCTGTTTCTGGTATCCGATAACGCGATACCGTCCGCCCGCGGCGTCGCCGAGGAGTTGGAGGAGTGCGCGTTTCGCTGTTCTGAATTTCATCATAATATCGTCCACGTATTCTCGGCGGCGAGAATTAAAATCAGGATACCGGTTATCGCCATACATAGGTCTATCATGATATGGGCTCCGGTTCGGCCGTCGGGGCCGTGAGATACGGGTAAATCCGGATAAACCCGATGTCGGTTCCGTGTTCGCGGGCCCGGTCGGGCGTGAATACAAACGAGTAACGCGGTGCTCCAGGTGTCGGCTGTACCGCCATGAGAATATGCCACGTCTCGCCGTCGACTGGTACACGCGAGAGCGACGATACGCGGAGCGCTACGACAGGTTGCGGCACGACAACCGTTTCACCGGTCGCGGGATCCTCGCGTTTGCTGAAATACAAGACCTGTCCCTTGAGCAACTCATCGGGATTGTTGGCGCTGTATTTCTGGACCTCGCCGTCGGGGCTCGTGAGTTCAACCGCAACGCCCCATTCGGACTCGATGGAGTCGTGCAGGTCTCGCTCGATCTGTTGGCGCAGATTTTCCATTTACTCGCTCGCATCCTCATCAACTATTTCATCAGTCTGTTTCACTCTGGGCCGATAGGGTCCGCGTTTTTTAGGCGCGGCCTTCTCGGTAGGGAGCTCGAGGGCGAAATGGGGAGGGATCACCTCGCCCTCGATAAATTTGTGTGCCCCAATGTATAACCGTTTATTCGTTGGCACCGTTTTCATCGGTTCCATCCTCGTTGTTGATACCCGCGCCATCTGCGGGCGGGGTCTCGATCGTGTCGGCTTTCGGGCCGGCCTTGCGGTCGCGCTTCGCCTTCGCCTTCGGCGCTTCGGGTCCGACGATATCGGGCAGCTCCTTCGCCTCCATGATGTCGGCTATTTTCTGGATCTGAACCGCCGGATACTGCGTGATACGTTTTTTCGTCGCGGACAGGCTGGATTTGTATTCCGACTCGCTCGCGTATTCACGCAATTTTTTATTGCGCTTCA